CATCTTTAGGGCAATTTGTGAACTGTGTCCAGATGAGCTGGTTTCTAAATCTGAGACAGAAAAAATTAATAGAATAATAGAAATGGTTTTTGGAAATCAAGGAGGTTTTATTAACATCGATATGGCTAAATGGTCAGCTAGAGATCTGAGAGAGAAGTTTCTGTTTTTAATTCATTATATGAAGAAGATGAAATTGATGGACGACTCAATTTTGAATACACTAATGTTAAGTTTGATGTCTGTTGACACAATGACCATACTTTTTGATTCCAGGGTTAAAGTAGTTGAGAATCTGCTATGGTCAGACAGAATCTCAATAATAAAGGAAGGTTTAATAAATGGTCAGGCTGTATTCACTCCCAGAAAAACAGAAAATATTGAGAAAGGGATGCATTTCACCAAGATAGTTATGGAGATAGGATGGCCACAGGGTTTACGTCACTTTGTATCTTCCTTTTATCACGTATTGAAAGGTGTTCTCCTAACTGATCTTTTCTCTAGGAAATGCATGGAGCTAGGTTTAAAAAAACCTATTGTCCAGTTCAAAGAGCACTCAGATGATGGCAATGAGTCTTTCTCTTTAAGTGAGCACTGCCCTCAACAGAAATATAATCAAGCTGTCAAATTATTCTACATGTCATCTAAGTTCAGTGCTCTGAATTGCGGACTGAGCATGTCTGAGACAAAAATAAGCTATAGTGTCTCAGCCTCAGAATTTGAACTGGATGGAAGGCGAAACAAATATTCAGAACTGGTTTCAATCTACAACTGCTCTGGTATAATCTATAATTCCGGACTAAGGCAATCAGCATCTATTCTGACAGGAATGACAGATCTGTCTTTCTCTTTCAATCATAACAATCTGTTGACTAGATGCTGCCAAATCTTCTGTTGCAACAACAATTTGCTCCAATCTGAGCTGGTGTATTCTCTTTTTATTTCTTTTCTGCACAAGGCATATGGTTTTGAAAAAGAAGAAGGTGAAGACGATGACCCTTTCAAAATAAAGCCCTGTTTTGACAAGATAGTTCAGTATGAGGGAGATAAATCAGTCAGCATCCGCTCTATCAACAGATTTGGTCTCATGTCAGACACGGTCACTAAATTCTTGAGATATCCTAATTCAGTGAGCACCCAAGTTAGAGATCCAGTTTCTGAGAGCTCTAACTACTATGATTCTAAAAGTGGCAACAAGTTTTTAATGGATTTTGAAGCAGATAAGATGATACTGTCATCTAAATCTATGCGAAACAAGAACTCAAGTAAAGCCGATTTAAGTTACTTGTCTTCTTTAGGAGAGGCTATAATATCAAGGAAATCTGGGGCGTTCTTAAAAGAGAGGGA